TTAAAGAATTTGTGAATAAGCCTACCTTATCTTGGTCTGCATCTACAAGTATAGCATCTGTATTGTTAACGCTCTCTACACGGAAGTCCTCATTCAAGCCATCTTCATTTAAGACAGTAGAACCTTTTACTGTGAGGTCATCGTTGTGTGTCACAGGCCCTGTAAACGTACCACCAGTAGCAGGCACATAGTCACTGTTAGGGATGTCCGTCTGTAGTGCTACAACACTCACAACGTCATTCAAGTTGGTAGGACTTACCAGAGTAACGGTATTGCTACCAGACGTAGTGTAGTCACTCTCGTCCATCAAGATGCCGTTGACGTATACAGAGATTTGACCATCTGTAAAGCCTAGCGTCTTACCGTCATCATCAACACCCGTAAAGGCAGTCTGACCCTGTGTTGCAGTAAAGTCAAACTTAGCCTTGCCGAATGAACGTATATCTTTGGGCGTGGTGCCGATGTATGCCATTGTGGTATTACCTTATGCTGGTAGTTCTTGTGCAGCTTCTTCGTTGCGCTGGGCGGCAGTCTTAACCAGTGCGTTGTCGAATGCGTATGCTACGACAGCCTCACGGGTGGTTGGGACTTGGATGCCGTTGTCCAAACAGTGCTGCACTGTAAGCTGAACGATCTCGTCATTCGCAATGCGGCAACGCTCTGTCACTGCATTCTCAGCCCATTCCTCTGGGGATGCTGCTGCGTATGCTAAGCCAGAGTATTGTGTTTCTGTTAGTTCGATAGTGATGGTAGGCATTTTATGCTCCTTTAGGGTTTGTCGGGCCAGACTACATCTTGCAGACTGGTATATGTATCTGTGATGTCACGTAGTGCTTGGCGGTATGCTGTTTGCTCTGCTGTCATTGTTCGGTCTGCTACAGCCCACCAGTCAGTCTCCGCTAGTTTGCGATCACGTTCTGCACGGAGTTCCTTCATAGGCTGGGCCGCAATCAGTTCATCACGTTTTGCTGCGACAGTTGCCCAAGCAATACCGTGGTCTGTGCTTTCGATTGCTGTGCCATTGGCATCTACACCTGTTACCGTGCGGAACATTTCGTTAAATTCTGCTTCTGAAGTTGGTTCGCCACGGAGTACCCATTCCGTAACACCTAGTTCAGAAAGTGCTGTTGCGATTGTAGTCATTTTCATTCTCCGATTTAAACTGCAATTTCTTGTACTATGTATCTAAATGCACCGCCCTGAAATTTCAAGGTGATTGTCCCACTATTATATCTGCCTGCTTGGATTGCAAATGTGTGTGGACCTGCAGTTAGATTCTTTGTGATAAAGTGGTTATATTGAGTCTCTCGACCAGCGTTTTGACCATACCATGTGTGATACCAACCAGGTTGATTTAGATCGTTACGATCAATATCTGCCACTTCCGCAACACTTACACCATCAACTGTCAATCTAAAGAAAGGGTTAGTGTTAGCGGTGTCTTTAATGTACTGTTGTGTATCCATTGTCCAGATCATCCGCGAATTGTCTCTGATGACATCTAGCGTGAAAGTATCGAGAGTGTTATAGTTACTGTTGGCTATTGCTACATCAGATGTGCTTGGACTTTTAAGATAGTGAGTATTTAGAACAGTCCCAGATACATCTACACCTAGATCTTCAGCACGTGGTGCTGTACCGTTTGACAGTTGGATCTGATCGACTTTGATTATACTGGTCATTGTGCGATCTCCATGACTGACATTAATTTATCTGAACTATTTACTTGGAATAGTGTTGCACCACCTCCACCTAATCTAACTCTGAAATCTAAAGTAGTAGGTGATGTCGATCCTGACGTAAGAATACACCCAAAAGGCATAAGCTGACCCACATCTACATCACCCTGCAGGTAACCATTTCCGTACGTACTACTGCTAGTGTCAATCCCATCACGAAAGACACTACCAAAACCGTATGGGTATGAACCGCCAGTAACGTAACAGTTAATCTTACCGCTGACCACTAATAGACTATTAGTGTACTTTGGAGTAATAGTTATGCTACACCCTGTTACTACAACATAGTTGGTTGTATTATTGGCTTGTGATGTTGTATTGCTTAAAGATTGCGCATACTTAATCTGAACTAAAGAACCCGGATTATGTTTCAGATCCGGTATCTCAACTTGGCTACCCAAGTTAGGCTGGAGATTATCAACGTAGAGCGTACTCATTGTTTTATCTCCTCTACTGTAAAGAGGTTGCTATCACCGTAGATGTAAGTACGATAGCTCTTTGGGTCTATTTGCATCCGAATTGTATACGTGTTTGTGTTTGTAACAGTAAAGCTTGCTGCCATAGACAAGCTATACATATAGTTATCAGCCTCATGATATATAACATAAGGATGTTTTACTATTTGTGAGTATGCACCACCTTGATCATGTGTAATTCTGGCCTCACTGTTTGGAAAAGCATTTGAGTTGTACTTGTATATATGCCCATTGTACCGAACAATGATTAAACTGTTATCATACTTTGGAGTAAATGGGATTGTAACAACATCAGACCAACCACTTCCTGTACCATCAAAATAGTTGTGTGTAGCAGTTTCAACCTGCACTAAAGCGCCAGCACTAGGTACCAACGTCCCACCAGACGCATCTAGCGTATGTCCACTAGGGACAAGAACCTTATTTGCATTAGCCCCAGATGAAGGGCCTTTAAGTGTTTGTAATATCAATTCACCTGACATTTATATCACCGTTAGGTTGCCATTGACTGTAAGAATAACGCCACTGGCTATAGTAATAGGGCCAGCAGTGCTTGCGTTTTCCGTTGCACCAATAGTTGTGTTTGTTGTTATGCTTTGCTCATTTATCTGAAACACCGCCGTCTTTGTTTTGTTCTGATCTGTGTCAAACAGAGGCGCACGAATACTGCTACTGAATGTACCGCCGCCAGATAGTGTAGGTGCGTCCGCAACGCTGAACGTGTTGTGACACACTACAGTGATCTCGTCGTTGATCGCAGCACCTACGCCCAGCACGACAGTAACACCGTCAGTGGCTGTGTAGTCTGAGGGCTGCAACAGAATGCCGTTCTGGTACACGTCTACAGAACCCGCGCTGTACACTGCATTGAATATGGTTTGGCCTGCGGTAGCTACATATGTGTAAGCTCTGCGTGTGCCTTCGGTTAAGGATTGTCCAATGTATGCCATGTGTTTGTCCTTATCCTAGTAAGTATCCGCTGAATTTACTGTAGTTCCCACTCCAATAGAAGTTTATATAATTTGGGTGAAGGAATAAATTCACTTGATCATTGGCTGATAACGTTAATACCTGCGTACTACTGACTGTTTGATCATTTGTGGTATTTACATAACACTGTGTCCAATTCTGACTTCCAACAGGTGAAACGCCGTTTACATGTAATGCAATCAGACCATAGTCACCCGCAGTTCCAGTTAAGATAGAATATGAAAACAGATATTTACCCGCAACAGGAGCAGTGAATGTAGTTCCGTTGAAATGGTTTCCAGTGTTGGTTACTGTACTAGAGAAATACGGATTTGTAGAACCTGAAAAGTGCTGATTACCACCACTGTCAGCATACGCCTGAAACGCAGGCTGATACGGCAGAGTCATACGCCCAGCCGTGTCAATAACTACACGCTCTACGTCCGATGTATAAAACGCAAAAGGCATAAAACTGCCATTAGACCCGTAAGTTGCAGCAATGCGCCACTGGCTATTAAACTCCCCCATAAGAAGTCTGGTGTCATCTGTGTCGGCCTCAAGGCCAAAAGAATATGAGTTGCCTCTTTGCTTGACATAAAAGTCGTAAGACGAGTTTGGTACATTCACACCAACCCTACCGCTAGTCTGCGTAAAGACATCACCCAGTTCAGCTAATTCTTTAGACTTACCCATTATGTAATCTCCAGAATGCTCATGATAACGTCACATGACCCTGATGCGCTAGATGAAATCATTATTTGATCGCCTGCCTCCATCACAACCTTCTGATCACCGCCGACAACGACAAGTGAGCCGCCAGCGGGAACAGTGGCCCCTTTGACAATATGCGTGGAGCCATTCGTTGTATTGTAAAGAACCACGTCAACAGTGATTGCAGTCGTCAAAACGTTAGCACAAGTTAGGCCAATAATTGTCGTTGCCGTGGCGCTTGGTACTGTGTAGCTGCCAATCGGACTTAAATACAAACCTATGTTGCGTGATGTCTTGCGGAGAAATGTGTTTGCCATGTCGTTATCCCAGTGCGATTGCTAGAGCCACCGCAGAGCCAGCGGGGTCAAAGTCAGTAGAGTCTAAACCATCTAATGTATCAGCGTCTACGCCCAGCGCATCAACAAAACTCTTAGTGACGTATGTGTTAATGTCACCGCTTACTCGTGCAGTAGTATAGTACAGGTTTGTACCCTCTGCAAGGTCTGTTGTGCTTTTTGTTGCTAGGCGTGTATCAAAATCTGTGTTAGCTCTAGCTGTTGTGTAATAGAGGTTTGTACCCTCAGTCAGATCTGTAGTAGACTTAGCTGTAAAGGCTGAATCGAAACGTGGCTGAGTGTAGTAGAGGTTAACACCTTCAGTCAAGTCTGTTGTAGTCTTAGCAGATAGTGCTGTATCAAAGCGTGTCTGTGTGTAGTACAGATTAGTGCCTTCAGTCAGGTCTGTCGTAGTCTTAGCAGCTAGTGCTGAGTCAAACCGTCCCTGAGTATAGTAGAGGTTAACACCCTCTGCTAAGTCAGTCGTAGTGTGGTTACTAATGTCTGACACTTGACCTGTGACATTACCTGTCAGGTTAGTGGCTAGGTCTTTGTTCATAACCCACTGGTCTGCTGTAGCATCATACGTAATAGTAGCAGATGCACCATCTACAGTAATACCTGCACCGTTAGCGGCAGCAGCTGTAGCAGCACCAGAAGCTAGGGTAAGGTTAAGATCATCTACAGATACAGTGGTAGAGTTAATCGTTGTTGTTGTACCGTCTACCTGTAAGTTACCTGCAATAACAAGAGTACCTGTGTCATCTCCGTGTGCAGCAGGGTCAATAGTAAAGGTAGCAGGGCCACGTAAGTAGCCACTGGTAGTAATGTTACCCACAAACAAATCGTCGTTGCTATCTAGAGCTACAACTTTCTCTGCGGGTAACGTAATAAAGATGTCCTTGGTACCAGAGGTAAAGCTAACTGCACTACCTGCGTTGCTGCTCTCAAGGATTGTTGTTCGTGTAATTGTACCAGCGCCAGAAGAGTATGTACCTAATCCGACTTCCCACTCGTTAGCATTACGATGTGAGATAGCGTAGTATGTTGTGTCTAAGTCAGAGAGTACCGAACCGAAAGACTGAAACCCGTTTACTGCACCATCTAGTACAATAGGGTTTGTGCCTGTCGTGGTAGTAGTCTCTTTTACTCTATCTCTGAGTAGGAGAGCCATAAGTATACTCCTTATTAGGCGATACGTACAATAGCGTTAGAAGCATCAGCTGTTGGGAACTGAATAGTAAAGTCACCGTTAGTTGATGTCTTAGTACCACCAAAGTCGATTACTGCAATAGCAGCATTACCTTGTGATGCGTTATAGATAATACATCCATCCGCTGAAACAGTAGCTGATAGCCATGTTGTATCTGCAAAGTCTACGATAGCTGTGGAACCATCCAATGAGATAACAGGGGCTGTTAGGGTGTTACCACCTGCAACATAGTTTGTACCGATAGCTTCGTCTGTGTTAGATGTAACGTCACTATAGTTAATAGTGGTGTCATCATATGTACCAGCTGGTGTGTCTTTAATAAGTGCCAGCTTGATTGTGTCTGTGTCTAAATCGTGAACACCCCCAAGTAGTTCTTGCTTGAAGCTGTTGCACATTGCTGTTGTGATAGGCATAGGGAATGTCCTCGTTTAAGAAAGCACAAAGAGGCCAGCACTAGGCCAGCCTCTAAGTTTAGCTAAATTAAGCTGCGTTGTAGTTCGCAACAACCAGAGCTTCTGGGCGCAGAATCTTTCTGCCGTACATGTGCATACCACGCACGATGTCCGAGAAGGAGTCTGGGTCACGGTATGTTTCAACTTTGTTGATCTGCTCTGCAGAAGCAACAGCTGAGTCGTGACCTGCAACAACAACACCGTAGTCAGTTTGCTGTGCAGTTGTACCAGAAGTACCAGCACCGCCGCCCAAGTATGGCAAGTTGTTTGAAACGTATACACGGAAGCCGTGCAAGTTGTTCAATACCAAGCCATTCATCAAGCCTGAGCCGCCGAAGTCTGCGTTCAATACGCGTGAGTCTTCGTCTTTCAGCATCTCTACGAATACTGGATCGACTACAACCCAACGACCACGAGAGTCAACGTTCTGTACGTCCATCTTACGAGCCATACGTGCAAGTACGGTCAACGGAGAAACAGTTGCGTTTGACAATGCAGTTGCACCTGGCAAACGTGGTGCCAATGGAATTGCATCACCAGCAGTTGCAGTACCTGAAATAGTCAAGTTACCGAATGCTGTTGCGTCCAGCTTGTTAGCTGCCAACAATTCGTCTGTACCAGAAGCTGCGTTAGCAACAGTACCTGAAACAGTTGTGTTAACTGCCCAAGAACCTGCACCACCAGCATAACCTGACAAGTAACCTAGTACTTCTTCGTCCATGGAGTCAGCCATTTTATAAGCTGCACGGTCCGATGCCAAGCGCACGAAGTCGATGTGAGAGAATTTCTCTTCGATGTCGTCCATCTTGAACGCAAAGTAGTT